CAGTAGCTGTACCAGCATTAGCACCTGTAATGGACTCGGTTTGAGCATCCCCATTAATATCAGTCCCTGTGACTGTAAACGACTTAGCTGCGTCATTCCCAGCCGAGAGTATAGTAACTACCCTCCCATGACTGAGTGCAACTGCTCCGCCAGAAGCTAACGCTCCCCCTATTACAAGGGCAGCGTTATTTCCAACTGAAGTTGCTACTGATATTCCATCAGCATCTAAGGCTACTGTGTCTGCAGTTATAGTAACTGCTTTTACATCTGATCTAGCCATAAATTACTCCTAGATAATACCTGTAAGGTTGATTAATGAATAATCAGTAGTTACGTTAACAATCATAACTGTACCGATTACTTGTATCACATCTCCTGCGGCTGGCCCTACTGCACCTGCTGCTCCGAGAGGTACTGCATGGTTGCCCACAACTAATGTACCTGAAGTTAATACAGCTTGCGGCCCTGAGACTGCAAACCAACCATAAGCACTTGCTGCCATATCAACAACTGTTACACCTAGTGTAGCACCTGTAGTGGTAGCGGCTTGAACAATTTGCGCACTACGAACATCAGGAATTAATGTAACTCTTGAACTGGTAGTTATTGCAGTTGCTAGATCGTCATAACAAGTTATTACGATAGATGGATCTGATGAATGGTCATGTGCTGGGTTAGATTTTATTCTAAGTAGTTGACCTTCTCCTGCTGCATCGTTGACATACAAGTATCCATTAGCGTATTGATTTAACGTAATGTCAGTACCTGCGGTTTCAACTGATATAGCTGTTTCACCAGCAGCGACACCTGCGGTTGGAGTTAAATCAAAGTGATGTGCTATTTTAGCAGCGTGAGTTACACATTTACCTGCTGTAATTGCTGTTGCTGCTAATCTACCATAAGCATAAGCAGTATTACCGTAAAGCAATCTACTGCCTAATGGAAATAACTGAGTAAGCCCTGAAGTGAAAGGATCAACAGTACCGTATTGGCTTCCGCCTTTACCTACAATAAAATCTGCTGGGCCATATCCCGTTGCTGCAACATATTGAGTATGTCCACCAGCATCTGTAAAGATATTACCGTCTGCGTTAATTACTAAACCATCAGTGATGGTTCCTGTTGATGAAGCTATATCTATTGTTTTAAAACCATTCTCAGACCTAACTGGCCCCTTAAATGTTGTATTAGCCATTGTAATTCTCCTGTCTTGGCAATTGTCTACTACATCATATAGTAGTCAGGATTAATAAAAAAGGGGGAAATAAATTCCCCCTCATGTTTTAGCTTATGACGATCCCGGAGAACCGAATAAACCTAATGGATCTGATACACCAAAACTATAACGTTCTCTAGCTTTGTAGCGAACATTACCGGTATCAAAATCTCCATCCATACTTGTGTCAAGCGGAGTACGCTCAAAATGCTTAAGACCGTTAGGAATATCAGTTACTAAGAACCATGCATTAGTGTCAGTTAAATAGTGATTAACTGAGTACCCTTCTGGAATAGTTCCGTTAGCTTTAACAGCATTAATATCATTATCAGCGGTTCCAACTCTGCCTTCTGATTCAAGTATTCTTGTTGCCACAAACATTAAGTTAGGTGGAACAATCAACTTTTTAGGTCTTGCTGCAATTAGCAATCCTCTTTCATCAGTCCAGCCAGCAATAGATATAACAGCAGCTTCTAGTGAAGTCTCATTGAGATCAGCAGCAGTTGCAGGTCTATTACTATTTTTACCACCACCAACAAGTACATGTCCATCACCGCCAGTAACACCGTCACCATCAGCAGTAAATAGATTGACTCCATCTCCTGTTTGATAGCTGTTACTAAAACCGTTGTTAAGCGGAAATGCAGCTTTAACTTGCTTAGTGTATGCCATAGCACGAGCTAGAGCTTTAGTATAACGACCAGATAGCGAATCATAAAGATTATCTTCCATCGCCTCTTCTGTAATCGCAAATCCCATTGCAATAGTTTCGTGATTATAACGTGCAGTAAAAGCTTCTTGTGCAGAATCATAACTGAGAGCTGAACCTTCATCTTTTACTGGAGCAGCAGCAAATCCACTTAACTTAACTTCTTCTTCGAATGAACGATCAGAAGCTTCAGTTTCATAAATTGCTTTATGCTCATCTTGGTACTTTTCATACTCCAAACCAAAAAGGGCATTAAGTCCCGGGAGGAGTTCTTTCAACATTTGTGCGCGTGAAATAGCCATTAATTATTCCCCTTAAATGCCTGTTGTGTTATCGAATTGATGCCCAACGTTTACTTTGTAAACTGCATCAGTATAGGTATCACCTACGGCTGATGTTGTGCTATCGACAAACTCAACTAGCTTGAGTGGTAGAGTATTAGTAGTAGCGACGGTTGAAACGTCTGCTGCGTTCTTACTTTTACCGATTGAAGTAGATCCAGCAGTTTGAACAAGTCCAAAGTTAGCACCTAGAGCAGATTGCGCTAGTGTACCGTCACCTTGCATTTGAAACAGAGCTTGCGGATCGGTTAAGACATATGCAACCGCATCTGATGCTGCTGTACTAGCAGGCCAGTATTGGTTAAATGTCATTTGGTTTGTACTAGGATCAGTATATTTGCACCCTAGAAATATTCCAACGGTTGTTACAGTAGCAGTACCTGCGTCTAATTCGACAGTACCTGCTGTTACTAATTTAACAAAATCACCGTGGAAAATGTTGGTAGCATAAGCAGAGGCAACTTTAATCTGCATTGTTTTTCCTGTAAAGGAACCACTTGCAGAAAGAGTACCTACTGGTCTTGCTCCATACGGAGTTGCTGTAGTAGCCATTTTCTTTCCTTATAAATTAAAAAAGGTTCTTACGAACCACCACGACCAAACGTAGTCCGAGATCTACGATCTGGAGCCAATACTGGCATCCGTGGATCATTTTCTCTCATATATGCTTGATCGACACTCTCCATTTGTTGTGCAGCTTTTTGTTGATAATGTTGTGATCTAGCTGCTGCAGTTTCTTCTGGAGCTTTACATAGTAATAATCCACCTACTTCAACACATCCCGGAAATCTTGACTCATGATCTGGTATCACGCTCAATTCAGGATGATCAACAGCTTTTACAGGTTCCCAGCCTTCTCTAAATCTCATAGATACGTTAGTATTATCGGATTGTCCGGTCATACTGGTTCGTACCCATCGAAAAGCCCAACCTTTTTGTGGGGTTGGATCTGGTAACACTGAAGGCGGTTTCCATTCAGTAGGTCTTTTGTTATCGCTTCTTGTTTCCAATGAGCGAGGGGTGCGCTTTGTTTCTTCGTTATTATTATCAGCCACGTTTACTCTCCTTAACCATTTGTCTTGCATACTGTTCAGGGGTTATTCCCAATCTTTTAGCGAGTTTTACTTGGGTTTGTGTTAGCTGAACTTTGCGCGGATTTTTACCTTCTCTTTGTGCAGAGGCAACTACCGTGTTTTTCCTTCTTGTGCTTGTTGGTTGCACGTCTTCTTCTTTACCAACATTAAAAAATTCAGGAAAAGTTTTGTGTAATCTTGAATTAATTGTGTCGAAATATTTATCTGATTTAGATGTTATATTCTTTTTTGTAAGACTTTCATGTAAACCAAAAGCAAATCCTGTCATTTCTTCATAACCCGGTTGTCCGAACCATTGATTATTATCAATCCAAGTTTGAGTTCTTGGATCAGCAGTTTGTGGTTGCTGATCAAAAGACTTAGCTGCTTCAACTTTTTGTGGTTGAGGTTGATAATTTTGTAAATAAGTTTTATCAGTTTGTGCCTTTGTTAAAGACTCTTGTGCTAAAACTAATGCTTCAGAATCACCTTCATCATAAGCTTTTTTGTAAGCTTGTTTTGCTGCTTCTATCTCAGTATCTGCTCTAGTAGAAACACTTTTTATTAATGCTTCTTCACTACGATTAACAATATCTGATAATTTTTCATTTTGTTGTTGAATACTTTGTGCGTATTGAACTGCTTCATCACGAATTCGAGCATTTTCTTCTTTCTCTCTTCGTTGTTCATGATACTCGTATTTTAAACGATTAATTCGTTTTTTAACTTGATCATTTACGCCATCAATTTCTTCATCAATATTAAAATCGTCAGATTCTGCCTCTTGTCTAGGCGATCTTTGATCTTCTGTGGGACGGTCATCAACAATTTCAACATCGAAATCATTAGATTGTTTCATTACATCTGCCTCATCTGGCAGAATTTGTGCTTCTTGATTATCCACGAGTTATACCTCTAGGATCGTCTACAACAGCTTCAACAGTATCATCATTAATAATTCGGAACTCTTTGCCATGAATTTTAAATCTTGTGCCACTGTAAGCTCGCATGATTATAAAATCACCTTTCTTACACCAAGCACCATCTGGAAATCGTTCTTTATCTCTATAACAATCTTGCCCCATATCAATAACAAAACCAACAATAGAAGATACATGTTCATTTTCTACAGTTGTTTGTGCTTTAAAAATCCCACCATCAGTCTTTTCTTCAACTTCAGGAAGTCCAATTAATATTCTGTATCCAGTAGGTATAGGCAGTTGTTGTGCTTTTTTACCTTCTGTAATATCAGTAGCTTCTGCTAATGCCATCTTAAACGTCCTCATTGCACCACTTAAATCGGAGAAGTGGAGAACTCCTTTGCACCCTACGGGCGAAACTAATTTTCTATCAAAACTTGATTTACAATTTCTTCTATATCTCGTTTTGCTAGTTGTATTCCTTCAAGCTTTCCTCTACTTAAACTATATTCATTGTGATCTTTTATGACACCTGAAATTAAATTATCTTTTAAAATAGATTCTGTCTCGTTTAAACGTGACATTAGCAAATCTACAAACCTTGTGTCAACCATTATTATTGTCCTTTAAGAAGTTGATCTGCAATTTTACTTCCTATCTGAGCACCTTTAGTTTCTTGGTCTGCAGATATTTTTTGTTCTTTCACAGATAAATCAGCTTGTCGTTCTGCAATTTTGGCTCCAATTTTAGCGCCTTCAATTCTTTCATTGCTGTCAATTTTAAGTTTTTCAAGATCAATACGCATTTGTTCTTTTTCTCCATCAAGTAATAACTTAGCTTGATCAATTTGTGCTTTAGTTTGATCTGTCTGTATTTTTGACTCAACTTTTTGTTTTTCTAGTGCAAGTTCTTCTTGTTGCATTTGAACTACTGGATCTTGAGCTGCTGCTTCATTTTGTTCTTGTTGTTGTTCTTCTTTTTGTTTACCAAGTAATTGTTCTGCAGCTTCAGAGATTAAAGTAGAAAGACGAGATTCAACTTCTTCTGGTAATTCCATGCCTATTTCCGGTAACTCAATACCAAGTTCTTTTTCAATTTCTTTACGATATTTAAATGCTAAATGTTCTGTAATATGAGCTTCAAATGCTCCTTGTATAGATTGAGCCATTGTTGAG